AGTCAGGGAAATATGAAGGCGTGTTTGGTGTTGGCGGGTTGCTTCTGGCAAGAATCCCGTTGGAAACGGTTGCAGAACGAACTGAATATTTTGAAAGAAAGAATGCAGATCAAATTGAAGCCATTGAAACGGACGTTCTTCGCGAGAATGCACACTCAACTATGGTGATTGACAAACCAGAACGTCAATCCCGTGTAACTTTTGGTGGTCCTCGTAAGTAAGCTTTTAGGAGCAAAACATGGCAAATCAAGAAACCGCTTACGGGCTTCGACCTATCGGATTGGTAGGAGCTTCTGCTAATTCAACCGGCATTACTCAGTATGAGATTGCAAGCAACAACACAAACGCTATCTTTCAGTTCAGCATCGTAGTACCTACGGCTGCTGGCGTGATCGATCAAGCTGGTGCCACTGACGGTGGTACAACGGCGGCGCTTGGTGTGTTGATGGGTGTTGAATATGTAGATTCTGTATCGAAAAAGCCCATTTTCAACAACTATTGGCCCGGATCTAACAGCGTAAGCGTTGACACGAATTTTCCTGTCAAAGCACTCGTTGCAGATAATCCAATGCAAACTTTCCAAGTAGCGACTGATGCAACGATTACATCTAGAGCAACCGCTCTGACCGCAGTCTTTGCTAACGCTAGCCTTGGGACGTCAGCACGGACCGGCAGCACGGATACCGGACGCTCAAACTCAGCGTTGGGTGTGTCTACAATCGCAACTACGGCTACACTGCCACTGAAAATTATGGGTATCGTCGATGACGACGCCAACAGTGATTTTACAGCAGCCGGTATTCCGTTGATTGTGCGAATTAATGCACACTACAACTCTCCGAATGCGCGTTTCGATTCACAAACCACTGCCACCACAACTGGCATTTAACGGGAGAATCTAAATGGCTATTACTCGCGCTCAATTAGCGAAAGAGCTAGAACCCGGACTAAATGCATTGTTCGGGCTGGAATATGATCGTTATGATCAGGAACACGCCGAAATATTTGACGAAGAAACTTCAGACCGCGCGTTTGAAGAAGAAGTCATGCTTTCGGGCTTTGGTACTGCCCCTGTGAAATCAGAAGGCGGCGCAATCTCATTCGATTCCGCGCAGGAGACATACACTGCACGATATTCGCACGAGACAATAGCGTTGGCTTTTTCAATCACCGAGGAAGCTATCGAAGATAATCTCTATGACAAGTTGGCTGCACGGTACACTCGTGCGCTGGCACGTTCTATGTCACAAACCAAGCAGATCCGTGCGGCTAGCGTACTGAACAATGCGTTCAGCACCGGTAGCCCAATCGGTGACGGTTCGGCTTTGTGTGCATCGGACCATCCGTCTATTTCGGGTGATCAATCCAACGTTCTGGCAGTTGCCTCCGATCTTAATGAAACGTCTCTTGAGCAGATGTTGATTGATATCGCAGGGTTTACTGACGAGCGTGGATTGAAGATTGCTGTTCGCGGAATGAAATTGATCATTCCAAAAGAATTGCAGTTTATTGCAGAACGAGTTCTGAACTCAGCACTGCGCCCCGGCACTGCCGACAATGACACTAACGCACTAAAGTCCATGGGCATGCTGCCCGAAGGAGCGGTTGTAAACCACTTCTTGACAGACACAGACGCGTTCTTCGTCAAGACAGACGCACCAAACGGCTTCAAGCTGTTTCAAAGAACCCCCATCAAAACTGCGATGGAAGGTGACTTTGATACGGGTAACATGCGCTTTAAAGCTCGTGAACGTTACTCGTTTGGCGTATCTGATTGGAGATCCGTTATCGGAACTCCCGGCGCATAAGTTTGTAAAAACTTGTGAAAAAGAAGGGGCACATTGTTGCCCCTTTCTTTTTTGTGTATATTCAAACAATCCCTGACAGGCGCATCCCGTGCCTGACACTAGCCAAGACAGGAGATACCCATGGCTAATACGACGTTCAGCGGCCCAGTCCGTTCCGAAGGCGGCTTTCAAGTTGTTTCTAAAAATGCAACAACCGGCGCTATTACAACGGTAGCGAACACAGCTTCAACAGGTATTGTTACAAACAAATATGTGAAACACGTTGGTTTCGCTACAGGTGTAACTGTAAACACCACCGCAGGTGACAGCCCATCTATTGGTGAGTTTACCCAGCCTGCAAACACGATAATTACTGACATTAAAATTTTCTGTGACACCTCGCCAGTTATTGGTACGGGTGACATTGGTTATGAAGTTGGTACTTCTAGTTCTGGCGCACAGATTGTTGCGGCAGTGACTGATGAGATCCTTGACGGCGGAACGACTGTTGTTGAGCACAACGTGACGACAACAACACTTGTGACTCAGACTCAAAGCGGCACTACGGCCCCCGCTTCTGTTCAGTATACTTCTGCTGCCAGAACCATCTTCTGCAACATCACCAACACTGTTGATGCAACGACTGCTGGGTCCTTCACGTTCATTATTGAATACGTGCAGATCGCGTAATAGGAGAACGTTATGTCTGGAGCTTCTGATGTAATTGCGGTCACCATTACCGCAGACACTCTGGCGGCGGATGACGACGGCATTTCTGCGGACGCTGCCGTAGGCAATAACGCAGCCCTAACTATCGGCGGAGCTTTGGCTGACGGCGGATCTGTAACGTTGAGCAATGCTCGTAAGGTCACTATCACTTCGGCGGGAGATGATGATGAAATATCTTTCACCATCGTCGGCACCGATATAAACAGTACCGCGCAGACAGAGTCTCTTACTGGCGCAAACGCAGGCGTTGCCACTAGTTCAAAGTTTTTTCTGACGATCACTTCTATTACAGCGGTCGGTGACCCAGCGGGCAATGTAAAAGCCGGTATCAGTGCGGATTCTTCAAGCACCGTGTTTTCTGGTAGATCTCGTTTGAAAGGAGCTTTTCTTACTAGCACCGGGACGGCTGGAACTATTGATTTTATTAATACCTCCACCGCTGGAACGAGTCTGATGAAGATCAGTTCTGTCGCCTCTGCGACTGCAACGCGTGACGTAGTGATCCCAGAAAACGGCATCTTGTTTACGGATGGGATTTATCTGCAATACACCGTGTCTTCTTTTTTAACCCTGACAGTTTTCCATGCTTAGGTATAAGGAACTTTTGAATGGCAACAACCAAGGACGCTAAAAGACTTCCATCTGGTCGCATAAAATATCGGGGCGAGACGTTTGCTGGTTTTAACAAGCCAAAAAGGACGCCGGGTAAAGCCAAAAAAAGTGCTGTTCTTGCTAAAAAAGGTAGTGAAATCAAACTGGTTAGGTTTGGTGATCCGAAGATGTCGATCAAGAAAGATCAGCCCGGCAGACGGGCTAATTTTCGAGCTAGGCACAAGTGTGATACGGCGAAAGATAAATTCTCCGCAAGATATTGGTCTTGTAAGGCGTGGTGATTATGCGAGCTAGTATGCCAAAAGGGCTTAGTTACTACCGAAAAGGTGGTGCAGCGTCCAAAAAAAGCAAAGGCAGTAAGATTTGCCCGGAAGGTAAAGCTTGGGCAAAGCGCACGTTTGATACTTACCCGTCCGCTTACGCCAACCTCGCTGCAAGTAAGTATTGCAAAGATCCCAATTACGCCAAAAAGTCTAAAGGCGGCAAACGAAAAGGTCGCTGATGGGTGAGTTAAAGAAATGGGTCAAACAAAACTGGGTTCGTATCGACAGCGAAGGCAACATTGTCGGCAAATGCGGCACGTCTCCGGATAAGAAAAACCCAGATCGCTGTTTGCCTGAGTCAAAGGCACGATCTTTGAGTAAGGCAGAGAGAGCCGCGACTGCACGCAAGAAGAAAAAAGAAGGCAAAAAAGGCAAAACGGTTGTCAAAAACACTGAGCGTGCAACGGTTAAGAACATGAATGCGGGCGGTGAAGTCCGACAAGAAATTGCTAGAGGGTGCGGGGCTGTACTAGAGAACCGCAGAAAGAAAACTAAGTACCTGTGAGGTATATATGTCTGTCGTAAATCTGGGCAACGGTGCCCCAAAAAAGAAAACAGCTAAGAAAAAAGCCACTAAGAAAGCGCCTGCGATGAAGTCCAAAGCAATGAAAGCTGGCGGAGTCGCTATGAAATCTAAAGGCGGAGCCATGGGCGGTAAAAAAGAAATGATGCCCGGCGGTATGCAATACGGCGGAGAAGCCGGTAAAAAGATGAAGCCTAAAGGTATGCGCATGGGCGGAGCCATGAAGTCTAAAGGTATGAAAAACGGCGGTAAAAAAATGCCGGGTAAATTCAAGAAAGGTGGTGCGGCTTCTAAGTAATATATGTCATACCTTCAATCTAACATTCCGCACTTTAAGTGCTGGGTGAGAAAAGAATTTACGCATAATCACGAGGGATACCACGGCGAGTTTTTACACGCCATGGCTATAGGCGTTACAACAATGCCTTGCAGATGTCTGAGTTTTCAGATGATTTTTACGGGCATAGAGGCAGAAGGTGAAGAAGAAGACACCGTACACGGAGGGGCGATGTGGGCAAGAATGCCAATCACCGCTCTTGTTGCGGACATACCGCTGGAAGAATGGCCCACACCGATGGCGGTACATGACGCCCAGCCTTGGGATTGCTCTTCTCACTATCATGCTGTTTATGTCTTAGATCGTGCAACGCCCTGTCCTTGGATGGCAAAAATTGCAGGAGAAATGTATCCAGCAAAATACCTTTTCACGGTAGACTATACTGAGAGTGAAATTGCAGATGATCCGGCGCAACATAAGCAAAGCCATGTGTTGCAACTTTTAGACGCGGGGGAGTGGACAGGTAACATCGTTGCATTACCAAACAACAGGGTTCGCGTAACGCACCCCGCGTGGTTTGAAACGGGTACAGGCGCTCCAGATTTTAAGCCTTCGGCTCACATACATTACTCGAAGTCTGATTTAGACTATGTGTTAGATGTGAACCGTGTATTCGATAACCTATACAATGACAACGAGTAACAGCAAAAATTTTGAGATTGATGTAGCTGAGTACATAGAAGAGGCTTTTGAGCGTTGTGGCTTAGAGGTCAGGACCGGGTACGACTTAAAAACCGCAAAGCGATCTTTGAATTTGTTGTTTGCTGATTGGGCTAACAGAGGTCTGAATCAGTGGACTATTGCACAAACGTCCATCACGGTTGCGTCAGGTATTAGCGAATATCCGGCAGGAACGCTAACGCTTTCGGTTGCAGCGTCCGGCAGTTTTTCTGTAGGAGAGACGATCACTGGCGGCACAAGCGGTGCCACTGCTTCCGTAACGAGTAAACCCTCCACCACTTCGTTTGCCACCACAATTCCCGTAGGGACGTTTACTAACGGTGAAACAATCACGGGTGGGACGAGTGCGGCAACGACTACCATAGCCGCCGTTCAAGACCTGACTGATGTTCAATCCACCATCGACATACTTTCTTCCGTGGTAACACGAGACGGCACTGATTTTGCGATAGATCGGTTGAGCAGATCTGAGTTTTTGAACATTCCTACAAAGACACAGACCGGGAGGCCCAATCAATTTTTCTTAGATCGACAGATTACCCCTGTTTTGAAAATATGGCCCGTCCCAGAAAACAATACGGACATTGTCAAGTTCAACAGGCTCACTCGTATTGATGATGCCGACACGTTTATTAACACTGTGGACGTGCCTTTTCGGTTTTACCCCTGTTTAGCCGCAGGATTAGCCTACTACCTATCTATGAAGAAAAATCCTCAGATGATGGGGATGCTTAAATCGGTGTATGAAGAAGAAATGATTAGAGCCATGGAAGAAGATCGTGACAGGGCTTCTTTCAAGATAAGCCCCCCTGCTTATAGATACGGAGTGTAGCCATGGCATTTGCTTCAGGAAAAAACGCATACGGCATTTCTGACCGGTCTGGCTTTCGTTACAAACTAAACCGAATGCGTAAAGAGTGGAACGGCAGCTTGGTAGGCTTTGATGAATTCGAGCCGAAGCAGCCACAATTATTGCCGCTTCCGCGCGTAGACGATCCGCAAGCTTTGAAAAACCCTCGACCGGATAGAATAGAGCCTATGGTCGTTTCGATAGGAGTTCCAGTGGTCGGTATTGACCCTTTTGTTCCTGTAAAGGCTTCTGGACAAATTGGTGAGGTTACGGTGGTGACGACATGAGTTTTACCTTAGCTACATTGAAATCCACGGTCCAAGACTACTGCGAAACTGCGGAAACAACCTTTGTCGCGGATTTACCTACGTTTATAAAAGAAGCGGAAGAGCGAATCTTAAAAAACGTAGAGCTACCTTTTTTTAGAAAAAACGTTACAGGTGCGGCCACTACGGGTAATCCTTACCTTTCCACGCCTAGTGATTTTCTTGCTTCGTATAGTTTAGCGTTACAAAAAGACAGCGAGTATGCGTATTTGTTACTCAAGCAGGTATCTTTTATTCGATCTTATACGCCGAACGCATCTACCACGAGTACCCCTAAATACTATGGGTTGTTTGACGAGAACACGTTTATTTTAGGTCCGTCGCCCGATGCTAACTATACGTTTGAACTCCATTACAAGTTTAGACCTGAATCTTTAACGGCGGGCGCAGAAACAGGCACCACTTGGCTTTCGGATAACGCTCCAGATGCGCTGTTGTATGGAACTTTGGTAGAAGCTGCGACTTTTTTAAAGGTTCCCGAAGAGGTTGGGCAATATGAGCAACGTTTTTCTTTAGCAGTTGCCGCTTTGAAAGCATTAGGCGAAGGTTATGGCGCTCGTGACGAATACCGATATGACATAAACGCAGGTGCTTGATGTCTTTTTTTGATGCATCTCAAGCAAATGTTGGCGAGGTTCTCGTAACCACCACTCAAGACAAAGGACATGATCCAGAGTTTTGGGCAAAGGTTGTTTCAGATAGAATTGTTAGCGTTGGTGGGAATTGTCATCCTTTGATTGCCCAACAAGCGGAAGCTTTCAAGCAGTCCGTGGAAACAACGGTAAGTTTTTACATTAAAGAAGCAATCAAGAGCGATAGAACAACGTTGATTGCCGAACTAGAACGTCAAGGCCATGGAGACATGGCTAATATAATCAGGAGTCTGTAATGGCGATAACGACAGCGATGTGTACTACCTTCAAAAAAGAGCTTTTAGAAGCAGTGCATAATTTTAAAAACTCTGGAGGTAGTACATTTAATTTGGCGTTGTACACAAGTTCAGCAAGTCTAGGAGCAGGAACGACTGCTTACACAACGTCAAACGAAACATCTGGTACGGGCTACACTGCTAAAGGTGCGGCACTGACTCGCGTTGATCCTAGCAACGACGGAACCACTGCAATCACAGATTTTGCAAACTTGACGTTTAGCTCTAGCAGCATTACGGCAAGAGGCGCGTTGATTTTTAATGATTCGGCATCTGGCGACCCTGCTGTATGTGCGTTAGATTTTGGTGGTGATAAAACATCTAGTTCAGGTGACTTCACGATCCAGTTCCCAACAGCAGACGCCTCAAATGCAATTATTCGCATCGCATAGCGAGTAATCTGTGTCAGACTTATTTGGATGGGGCAGAGGCACTTGGGGTTCTGGGACATGGGGTGAAGTAACCCCCGTCGCAGTCACAGGTGTTGCAGGTACTGGCGCTGTCGGGACGGCTACTGTTGGACTCGGTCAAACGATTGTCCCAACGGGTGTTGCAGGAACTGGTGCGGTTGGGGCTGTAACGGCTGCAATACCAAAAGTAGTTGAGGTAAGCGGAGTTTCAGCGACCGGAGCAGTAACTACTGCGAATGTTTGGGGCTTAGTAGACACCTCTCAAACACCAAATTGGAAACAAATAGCCTGATGGTTAAGAAAGTAAAAAAAGTTATTAAAGGATTAGAGAAAGCCTCTAAGACTCACAAGAAGCAAGCGGAAACGCTCAAGAAGCATATGGCTTCAATGAAGAAACCCGCCGCTAAACGCCGGAGAAAATAAATGGCAACTTACGTTAACGACCTACGCTTAAAAGAGATTGCCACTGGTGACGAATCAGGTACGTGGGGCACCAGTACAAATACAAATTTAGAGTTAATTGCTGAAGCGTTTTCTTTCGGCACAGAAGCAATCACGACCAATGCGGACACTCACACAACAACCATTGCTGACGGATCTACCGATCCGGGCCGCAGTCTCTTCCTCAAATATACTGGCACCCTTGATAGCACTTGTACGATCACGATAGGGCCGAACACCGTTAGCAAACTATGGTTCATTCAAAATTCAACAAGCGGGTCACAGTCGATCATTATCAGCCAAGGCAGTGGTGCGAATATCACAATCCCTACGGGTCAGACCAAAGCAGTGTACTCTGACGGTGCCGGATCAGGCGCAGCGATAGTTGATGCGTTTCAAGACTTGTCGATTCCTGACCTGTTTGTTGATGATGATTTGACGGTTGGTGATGATTTGCTTTTGTTGTCTGATGCAGCGGCGTTAAAGTTTGGGGCCGACAGCGATGTAACTCTTACTCATGTTGCAGATACTGGGTTATTGCTTAACAGCACAATGGCTATTCAGTTTAACGATGCTTCTCAATTTATTAACGCACCCAGTGCCACAATTTTAGATGTTAATGCGACTGATGAAATTGAGCTTAACGCTACCCTAGTAGACGTAAATGCTAATTTAGATGTATCGGGAACCTATACTGGCGCTGGCTTGATGACTACTGGTGGCAACATAGTGGTGCCCGATGCTGGAAATATCGGGTCTGCTAGTGATACAGATGCTATTGCCATAGGCGCTGATGGCGATGTCACGCTAACCCAAGACTTAGAATTAAAGCACGATGGAGCAATACTATCTTTTGGTGCGGATGATGACACTACTCTCACGCATACGGACGGATCTGGGCTAACGCTGAATTCTACAAACAAGATCATGTTTAATGATGCAAGCCAGTTCATACAAGGCTCTAGCGCAACGGTCTTGGCTTTGGGTGCAACAGACGAAATCGACCTAACGGCTACCGCTGTAGATGTGAACGGAACGATGGACGTTTCTGGTGCATTGACGCAATCAACTGCGGCGGTGAAAGTCGCGGGTGTTGAAACGATTTATGTGCCTGCTGCCGCTATGTACCCCAATAGCACGAACGGCTGCGCGGATTTAACGCAGGTCGAATTGTCTAATGGCCCAGAGATTAAATGTTTAGACTTCGATGCAAGTTCCGATGAGAACGCTCAGTTCACTGTGTGTTTTCCAAAATCGTGGAACGAAGGCACAGTGACATTTCAAGCCTTTTGGACGGTCACAGGCACCAACACAGGTACTGTAGCTTGGGGCTTATCTGGCGTTTGTATTGCGGATGACGCAAGCATCAATACCGCATTTGGCACCAATGTAGTTGCTACAGCAAAAGCCTTCAGCGGAACGTCCAACGATATGACCGTATCGGCAGTATCGGGTGCGGTGACGATTTCTAATGCCGCTGTAGACACGCAAACATATTTTCAAATAATGCGTGATGTCTCAGCTGACAGCCAATCGGGTGATGCTCGTTTGCTGGGGATAAAATTGTTCTTTACTACTGACGCTAAAAACGACTCGTAAGGAGTAACTGATGTCAGGCTTCGGTTATAACGTCAACGGATTTGGTGCTTTCCCTAACCGCCAACCCCCTTACTTAATAGACATCCTAGTAGTGGGTGGCGGAGGCGGCGGGGGTGGTTCTTATATGTGTGGCGGCGGCGGCGGCGCTGGTGGGCTGCAAACTCTCTCTCAAATTAGCCCTGCTCTCAACACTGATTACACGGTGACTGTTGGCGCAGGATCTGCTGGACGACTTAATCTTAACGGTGCTTTAACAGCCTCAGATTCGAGTATATCTGGCACCGGAATAACCACAACTACTGGTAATGGCGGTGGCGGCGGAGGTGCTGAGGATCAAGATAACAGCAACGCAGACGGTGGTTGCGGCGGCGGCGAAGGTGTTAATCAAGACAATTCGGGCAGCGGTGGTACTGGATCGCAGGGTGGAAATGGCGGCGATAGTTATGTGCTTATCACCTCGGGTATAAATGGTGAAAGATCTGGTGGCGGTGGCGGTGGCGACGGAGGAAGCCCAGAAAACGGGTCAGATGGTGCAGCATTCGCAAGCGGTGGCGGCGGTAATGGCGGTAACGGGTCTGCATGGGTAGACGGGGTATCACGCGCTGGTGGCGGGGGTGGTTCTAATGGTAATTATGCTTTTACTACCAATCTTCTCGGCGGTGATGGGGGTTTAGGTGGCGGCGGTGATGGCGGTGCAGCATCTCGAAGTGGTATTAACCGTCATGGAACAAACGCTACTGCAAATACTGGTAGTGGCGGCGGTGCTGGCGCTGATGTCGTCCAATACCAAGCAAACCCCGGTAACGGAGCATCTGGAGTTGTAATTTTGAGGTACGCTGGGTCGCAACGAGGCACAGGGGGTACAGTAACCTCTAGTGGTGGGTTTACAACTCATACTTTTACAAGCTCTGGCACATTTAATACAGGATCGTAACGTGGCTCATTACGCAAAAGTTGTTGATGGCATTGTTGAGACAGTGATTGTTGCCGATCAAGAGTGGATAGATACTTTAGTTGGGACATGGGTACAGACTTCTTACAATAGTCGTGGCGGTGTTCACTATGGTCAAGATCTAGAGCCAGATGGCGGGGTAGCGTTGCGTAAAAATTATGCGTCGATAGGGGATACTTACGATCCAGTTCGTGATGCTTTTATACCCCAAAAGCCATTTTCTAATTGGGTACTAAACGAAGATACTTGTTTATGGGTGCCACCCGTCGCTCGTCCTAATGACGGTAAAAATTATATTTGGAATCAAGACACTACATCTTGGATGGAGATAGAAGATTAAATCTTTCGAGCAATTTGTGTGTTTAAGTGGACTGCCTAGAACAGGCTCTACGTTACTTTCTGCACTGCTATCGCAGAACCCTGCAATACACGCAGAAGGTAATTCGGCTCTTTGTCAGATTATGTGGGACACACAGAACTCATGCAGAGATGCTTCCAAAGAGGCTATAGCCGCAAACAACAGATTCTATTGTGTCCACGACATAGTGTCTCAACTGCCGCACTCTTACTACAAGGGTAACAGTCAACAGGAAAGGATTGTCGTAGACAAGTGTCGAACATGGACGTTGGACTCCAACATGCAGATGGTCGATGAATACATAGGCAAAGATACCAAGGTAGTCGTTTTGGTTCGTCCTGTTGTAGAAATAGCCAAATCGTTTGTGAAGCTGTACAAAGAAAACGGTATTTACACAGAACAGTTAGAAAGGGATTTATTTAATCCGAGCAGTGACCCTTTGGCTAGACCGCTTGCTGGGGTGTATGCGGCAAAAGTAGGTCTGCAAGACACAAGTAATCGGTTTCTGTTTGTGTCTTACAAGGATCTAGTGGAAGACACAGCACAAACATTGAAAGGTATTTATGACTTCTGTGAGTGGGATCAATTTATTCACAACACACATAACATCAAGCCAAAGTACGCTGAAAACGATGATATTTATGGTTTGAAGGGGATGCACAGTGTAAGAAAGAAAGTGAGGTATCAGAAGAACCACACGCAGCTAATGGACGAAACTGTGCAAAAGTGTATGGAGCTAGACAAAGCTCTCAATCTGATCGATACAGCAGTCAACACGGAGGCTAATTATGGGATTTTTAATTGACGTATTTCATGGCGTGACCTTTGCTATAGCACTGTCAGCAGTTCTGTGTGCGACAACTTCTCCGCCAAATAACGAGTGGGCAAAGAAAGCATACCGATTGATGAACATTGCAGCTTTCAACGTCTGGAAATCCGAGGACAAGTGATCCCGCATGGACGTTGGATCAGTTAGCGAAACTGCTCAGATTAGCTGGAAGCAGATAGCGATACAGAAGCAAGAGCGTTTGAGAACCGGCGCTGAAGGCGAGACTGTGCGCGAAGCTGTCGAGACGATCATCCCCACCATCTATACCAAAGAAGGCAACAAAGTTGAGGCGCAGCCACTAGCGCCTACTAAACGAGTGAACGTATCGGTATGACTCCTACAGAGAAAGCCATTGCAAAGATCGAAGCTCACGAAAAGGAGTGCGCCATTCGCTATGAGGCTATTGAGAGGCGCTTGGACTCCGGCAGCAAACGGTTTGATCGTCTCGAATCTATGATTTGGGGAGTATACGTCACGGTCATCCTAGCAGTTGCCTTGCCTCAATTCGTTAACTAACAGTTTTATTAAGCCGTGGTAATTGAGAGCATTGCAGCAGCCACAGCAACGCTTTCGGCTCTGAATAATCTGATAGCTCAATGCAATGAGACCGGGCAGGGTGTCCAGCAAGTCATGGGCATGATCTCTGACTTTGGCGAAGGCATTACTGAATTTGAGGCGCAACGCCGACAAAGCACGTTCAAACCTCTTAGCCAGAATGAAATCTTGAAGCTCCAGATGATAAAGCGCCAATACGAGCGTCATTGGCAGTCAGTCCATGATCTTTTATTGGTGGCAGATCCGAAGCTCCTTGACGACTTCAAGGCTGCAAAGGCGCAACAAGACCGTGATAGGCAAGAGCATTTAAGGATGATTGCTCGCAAGAAGAAAGCGCGTGACCATCTTATTAATCAGATTTTAGTTGGAGGCACTACTTTGATTATTGGTGGAGCAATAATTGCAGCGGGGTTTGCCATAATGGTCAAGGTATACGGGTGAGCATATTGGAAAAAGTACTTTGGGCTGTTTTGATTAGTGGTATTGCAGGGCCGACGTTTCTGTTTGCGGTTAGTTACTGGCTAGATCTGCCATGATAATGGCGTTCCTGTTGGTTATGCTGGTAGAGGGCGAGCAAATCGCGGGTCAATTCCATTTCCGCAACATCCACAGGTGTAATCAGTTCGCATACTGGCTGGAGCAGGGGACTATCAAACCCATAGAAGGCAGGCGTTTGAACAACCAGCAAAACATTACAGCGTACTGTATCCCTGTTAAAGTCAGACCAAACATACAATTCTACGACTAATATGGCAGCAAAAAAATTAGAAGAAGGCTCTGAATACGCTGAGTTCGACTCAGATGGAGACGGCATCTTGAGTGATGACGAGATTGAAACAAGCAAAGAGTTGCTAGAACTTAGGCTTCACCACGAGCGAGCAGATGCCCAGCGCGGCATGAGTTGGTTCGCCCTTTGGGGTATGTTGTTATACCCATCTCTCGTCGTTGCGTCTGAGTTCTTTGGGCTGTCCCAAGCTGCAAAAATACTAGGCGATATGGCAGCAGTCTATTTTGTATCCGTTGCAGGCATTCTCGCCGCATTTTTTGGCGCTCAAGCATGGTCAAGTAGGAGATAAGATGTACCACTACAAGGCTAAACTTGTTCGGGTCATTGATGGCGACACCATCGACGTAGACATTGATTTGGGCTTTGACGTGTGGCTAAAAAGACAGCGTATTAGGTTAGCAGGAATTGACGCTCCCGAATCTCGCACCAGAAACAAAGCGGAAAAGGTGTTAGGGCTAGCAGCTAAAGCACGACTGACAGAGCTTTGCTCTGAGGAGATGCAGCTAGAATCTTTGGGGACAGGCAAATACGGGCGTATTTTAGGTATTCCAAAGACATCTGATGGCACAAGTATGTGCCAGATTCTGATTGATGAGGGTCACGCTGTTGAGTATTCGGGTGGCAAAAAAACTAAAGTATGGGCGTAAAAAATAAGGAATAGATTATGAGCCTACTAGCATCTCTCGTCGGCCCCGTAACTGGGCTACTGGATAAATTTATACCTGACGCTGACACTAAGAACGCCTTGGCCCACGAAATTGCCACGATGAGTGAGCGACACGCGCAACAGATTGCGTTGGAGCAGATCGAGGTTCTCA